TTCAAATCAAGGGGTGAGTAGGTAGCCATGTAGGTTCTCCAAAAGAGGTTGAGGTCGAGCCGGGATTAACCCGGCCCGGGGTCATCAGTAGTTGGCGTAGGTGTCGAGCACGATCACGCCGTGGTCGGTCTTGGTGGTGGTGCCGCTAGAGTTCGCATAGTTGAACTGCAGCTTGGTCTTGCCACCCATGCAGTCAGCCGCGACTTCGAGGTTGCGCTCGAAGTTATACGGACGCTCCATCCAGTTCATGTAGTAGTCAGAGCCTTGGCTCTTTCCGTACACGTTGGCCAAGGCTTGACCGCCGAGGAGAATGGCACGCTGGCACTTGGCACCCACGGTGGCGTCAGCATCAACCCCCGCAGCGCTTTGCACCTTGAGAACTTCCGATGCGCCAAACTGAATCGCCAGTCGATCCATCTTGCGGATCAGGATGCCATTCCAGATGCCGGCTTCACCCGAGAACAGAGGGTGCTTGGAGCCGTAGGATTTACGGTTCCATGCGTTCTGCAGGAAGGTGCGCCAGTTGTTGTTGGCCACGACGCTCATCAGGATCTGATTCCACTGAGTGGAGGTCACATACATGACGTACAACGGTTCATCGCTGGCGGCAGGGTCGTCGGCGATCTTCACCGGCTGCATGGGCACTTCCATCTTGTCCAGTTGCTCGCGCAGCATGTCAATGTGCGACAAGGTCAGACCGTCCGTGTTGTCCAGACCACTGTGCGGGGTGCTGATCACGTCGCTGATCGCCGAAGCGCCATTGACAATGAAGTGACGGTTGAAGGTCGGGGTCAGCACGGTGTTGACCATGATCGGGGCGAAGTCCGCATTGGCCGTGGTCGCCGTGGTGGCTTGATACTGCAACGGCACAACCCAGTCGAGACCGGTTTGCGAACCGCGAGCGCCAGCCAGGTGAACCAAAGTTTGCTGGTCATCCAGACGGGGGAAGTATCCCGCCAGTTGAGCCATCGCCAGACCACGCAGTTGATGCACGGTGCGTTGCTGCGCCATCTTGCCGCCAGCGTCGACCACCTTGGTCAGTAAGTCGATACGGACTTCCTGAGTGCTGGTGGACAGGGCAGAACCCAGGCCTTCAGCGTTGGCGTCACCCACGGTCGGCAGGCCACCGATGGTGTTGACCAAGTCAACGGTCACGGTATCGCCAGCAGATTTGGACAGGTCAGTTACGCGAACGACAGGCATGTCGGGCGAGGTCTGGCCTTTCAGTTTGGCTTCGGCGTCAGACTGCTTGGGAGCCGCACCGGTAATGTTGCGAGAGAAGCCGGGGCTGCGCACGGTCTGTGCGAACAGCGCGGCACCGAAAACTTTACGGGCAAGTGCAGACCCGACGGGAACTTGAGTTTGGGACATAAAAAATCTCCTGCTAGAGGAAAGCGCCTGCCATCACGGCGGTGCATCCAGGGTTCGGAATGGGCTGTCTCACGACAGTCCGTTGTTGTTCAGCACAACTACATAGAAAGGCTTGAGAGGTACTCGGCGGTCTGCTCCGGGGTCATGTTCATGAACATGCGGTTGATCTGAGTCGCGCTCATCGTCTCCACCTGTTCCATCGCACCACCTGTCGTCGCCATCCCACCCGGGATATCGCTCAACGTGTAGGCCGGGGCTTTCGCCTTGGCCGGTGTTTTGCTTGTAGACACTTGTGGCTGCGCGGAATCGCTTGTAGGGACGGTCGTGACTTGCGCTTCGGGGTGGAGAGCTTTCACCACCGCGACCACTTTCTCGAACCGTTCCTCGTAGGTCTTTCCTGCCCACTCAGGGTTTTGTCGCAACATGGCGTCCGCGTCAACCGCAGCCTGCCACAGCGGGCCACCTTCAGCCGACCAGCGAGAGATGTCCGGGTTGCCATCAATGGCGTCCTGAACCTGCTCTTCCACCGACCGGGCTTCGATCGCCTGGCGTTTCTCTTCCTCGGCCTTCACGCTGCCACGCAGGGTTTCGATCTCCTTGCGATTCTCTGCAAGCAGTTCGGCCTGTGTTTCAAACATGCTGGCCAGTTCGGGGAAGTCTGCCCGCATCGCGTCCGCTTGCGTCCGCATGGCTTGAATCCGTTCATCCATCACATCGATGGACTGCGTCTTCTCGGCCGGTGTGGTCGCCTGCGTTGCCCTCTGAGTAATTTCGTCGATCTGCTTGCGCAAGACCTCGTTCTCAGATTGCAGCGTTGAGGCTCGTTCCCGAGCGCCCTTCAAAACTGAGTAGGGGATCGTCCCCTTGCCATCCTTCGTAGACACCGCACTGGCGTGCTCGTCTGGCTTTTCCTCCACGGCCGGGGTCTTCTCCGGTTCTGGTGCCTTCTCTTCTTCCGGTTCTACTACCGGATTCGGTTCTGGCGGCTCCTCACCGTTGGCTAGTTTTGCTAGGGCTTCCATTCCGCCCTCGCCGCTGGCCATCGCTGCAAGCTGGTCAAGGTCCATCATCTGCACATCCGTTGCCATCTGTCTCCATCCTCATGTCGCTGAGTTGCGTGAACGCCCTGGGGCGCTTGGTAGCACCTTACGAGTGCAAGCCGTTGCCTGTACTTGTAACGCAAAAAAAGCGTCTGTCAAGTGCTAATCGTCATCATCCTCATCTAGCGCAAGAACCAGCGCCAACGCCAGTGCCATGGCCTCCTGCTGCCTGTTCGCGAAAACCTCTTCTGCCTGTTTTTTAAGCAGATTGACGTCCTGCTGTGCAAGCCGCGCGAGGTGTTCAACGTGGGGTGCCGCGTTGGCGACAACAGTACCCGGCGGACGGGTGCTTGGGGTGACTTCCGTGTTACATGGCGGCATCCGCGGTGCATGCGGCCGAACGAAGATATCTGCGTCCGCGTCCCAAGGCGTCCAGTTCGCCGGGCGGGTGATCCGATCGACAACCTGACGATCCGGCCCGCCTTGGTGCAGCGTGTCTTCGGCTTCCGCCTTGTCCGCCAGCAGATGTTGCCCTGCCGGGCCAGTAGCCAGCCCGGAGCAATCGGCCAGCGCAGCGCCTGCCGTCGCGCCCGTACCGATTAACAACAGCAGGGCGGCTGCGGTGCCTGTCTGGCCGGCTAGGGAGAGCAGGCGTTCAGCGGCGGTCATGGCTCATGGCAGGGTCTTGTTCCAGACCGCATCGGCAATATCCGCCTGGCCTGACTTTACGTCTGCATGAATCGGTGACAACGCTGCGGCGTCCAACACCGCTTGCGCCATTGACACCAGATCAACACCACCGGACGCCGTGGTAGATAGCGCCTTGCCTGCCATACCTGCATCCTGATACTCGGCCAGCAGCGAACTCCACACCGCAGACGCCAGGCTTTGCGGGCTTAGTTCGGTGTAGGGCAATGCGTTGCCAACCATGTGACCGATGGCATGGCTGGTAAGCGATCCAGTGATGGCAAAACTTGCCTCTGCTATCAGGTCAGCAATCGCCCCGAGAATCGGCGTATTGGTGGTGACGGCGAACGTCGCAGAACCTGTACCGTTGATGCTGGCCGTAAGTTGCGGCGTGTTGGTCGCTATCTCCAGCGTGGCAGAACCCGCACCAGAGACAATCAATTCACCCGCCGGATTGTTGGTGGTGATGCTGAACGTGGCGCTACCTTCACCTGGCATACCCAGGATGCCTGTCGCCGTGGCGGTGATCGCAAGGTCGTAGGCGCGGGCCGAGATTTGACCCGGCTTCTGCGGCATCTGCCAGCCCTTCATCACATAGCCCATCGGCAGACCGACCTTATCGTCGGTGATGCCCTCGCCAGCGGTGATGTTGCGCTTCATGCCCGTCAGGTTGTAATTCCCCAACGTACCTTGCGGGTATGTGCCGTTGCTGATGGTTCCGCCGTAGGTGCGGAACACGCCGACCGTATCTCGGAAACCGTTCTGCAACAGGCCCATCAGATCACCTCGGCAGCTTCAGGCATTGCGGCTTCGACCAGTTTTTCTCGGTCGATCTCTTTCTGCGCTTCGACAATCAGGCCAGCGAGGCGATAGGTGTCGCCCTTCCACTGCCCGAAGTCAGCGACCAGTTCAAGGATTCGTTTGTCCATGTCTATGACCAAGCGTAGTCAAAATCTACCAGTACCGTGCCGCCCGTAGTCGTCGCACCCGTCTGGAACAGTAGGAACTGAATGTTCGCGCCATCTTTGATCTGCCTCATGCTCGGCAGGGCATTGACGAAATCAACCTTGGTGTAGAGACCTGTGGCCGGGATTGGAATGGTCCACAGTGGTTTGCACAGTCCGATGATCACCGTACCCGAAGCGTGAGCCGTACCCGCCCAGACCAGCGAAACAATGTCCGACACGCCGGTATCGCCTGCGGCCAGCGGCAGGAATGGGTTGTATTTGTTGGCGGCAGCGCCCGTGTTCAGCAGGTTTCCAATGGTCACAGAAGCAGTGGATGTGAATGAGGTTGTCGCACCGGCAGCGCCACCCGTGTCGAGGTAGTTGACGATGCACGTCGGGGCGTTCGCACCCATCGCAGTATCCGCAGCGACAAACATCCGCAGACCATCACCGTTCGGGTAGCGATCTACCTTTGCGGCTGAAGAACCGATAGCCGTCATCGTCACGGTCTTGGTGCCTGTGGTGCTGACGTTGGTTGTGGTCAGTGGTACGAAACCAACCATGTCAATCGCCATGATGTACCAAGGCGCACCGGCAGCGGCGACGACTGAAGCACCGGCAGACAGGAAATGTTTGGTAGCAGGAGACTTGTCGCCACCTGTCCACGTCACACCTTCCGCCCATGTGTCATCAGTCGGGATGAAGTTCAGATCGGTGCCGGTATAGACCGACAGCGGAGGCGAGCCGGCATGGGGGCCGAGCAGTGTCCATGCGCCCGCGATACCCGCAGCGCCAAGGGCTTTGTTCATAAAAGCAGTGTCGAACTTGCCATCCGTTGTGATGGCGTTGATTAGTGCATCCTGGCTGGCGAATCCCATGCTTTACCTCCAAATCGTTTCTAGCGTCCCGACAAGTGTCGATGACGCCAATGAACCAGCGAATCCGCTGGCAAAGAAATTCAGTACCGCACCGTCTTTGATCTCTGGCATTCCGGCTTTGTGAATGACCGACTGGAACTCGTCGCATGAGCCATAACTGATCAGCGCCGTGGTGTCTCTGCGGCTTTCCGAATTCAAGAACATCAGCATCAACGGGTTCACGATAACCAAAGCCATCAGCCCGCCACCCGCGCCAGTGAACGTCACCGACTGGATAGAGGACACGCCCTGATCACCCGCTTGCAGGTTTACGAACGAGTTGTAGCTTGCGCCAGCCTCCAGTGCGTTGAGTACCTGCCCGCCACCAGAGACAACGAATGTCCGGTTGGCCTGACTGACCCGGCCCGCTACCCCGTTCTCGTTGGTGTAGGTCATGGTGAACGTGCCAATAGCGGAAGAGGCTGACTGCGCGACCGCAATGACCTGCCCGGCTGGATAGCGCGGGATCGTCACTGTGTTCTCCATCAACTGTTCTTCGCCAACCGCATCGGTGTCGATGAACGGGTAATACATCAGGTAGTCCGCAAGCATCAGCAACTGCCGCCCATTCGGGCCACTGGTGGCACTCGAAGACAGCGACATAACCTTGACGTTGTTCAGGAACTGCTTGCGATCCGTGCCCACGGTAGGTACATAAATGCCCCGCGCCTGCTCGACTACAGCACTGACCGATGGTGCGCTGGCGTAGAAGTTGGCCGAAGGACTACCCGCGAAATACGAGTAGTCAATCCCCGCGTTCGTCACCGTTGCAGCCGACGCAACCGCTTTCCTGAATTGAGTTATCCAGCAGCGGCCAGCGTCATCAGCGTCCGCGATGTCACGGATTTTGCTGAAGCCGCTCATCCCTAATCGGCCCCTATACTCAAGGAGTTAGCCGCGAATTGGGGCTGAATGCCGCTAGAAACTGAAAGTGTTCCAGACAACGCACCGGAGATCATCATCTCCACAGCACCAGAGGCCGTATCAACGACCGCAAAATGGGTGATGGCGCTCGTTCCTGCGGTACACGCACCGAACTGAACCAGGGCAGCGTTGGTGAAGGTCGAGCCTCCATCTGTCCAGGCGGACGACTTGGTCAGCGCGACACGTGCATAGCCGGTGTAGTTTGCTTCCGCAGCCAGTGAAGCGGTCTCGCCTGGGTCGCCGGTAAATAGTGCGAGATACTGTGTTGCACCAGCCCGATAAGAAGGGTCTGTGCCTTTAAGCAGCGCCAGCAGGACAGCGTTCTCGGTGGAGTTTGACATGGACATATTGAGTTTCCTTAAAAACTACTTAACTGCGGAGGCTTTGATACCTTCCCAAAGTGCGTGCATGGCGCTTGAAAGTGCGATGGCTAGAACCCTCAATGCGACACTCCCAGCGTGTGGCGTAGGCCAAGTCGCTGATCTGGAGGTTGCCTTTGGTGGGGTAGACCATCGGTGTCATGGTTAAACCCAGGGAAGTTCAGGGTTACGAATGCGATCGTTGAAATACGCCTTGCGGCAGTGGTCGCGATCAACCTTGTCCAGCATGTTGCACAACCAACGACAGGCGGTGCAGTCGTGTGACGCTTGGCGGCGGTAGAGTCGGCCAGAGATCGTTTCAAAACGCCCACCGAACCATCGGTCGTTGATCCAACAGTCCAACCAGATGAGGAATTCCCAGAGTCTGCTCATCCGACCATCTCCCCTATGACCTTGACCGAGTACCACATCACAGCGCCCGTGATGGCGACCAGGATGACGTTCTCGCGCAGCAACTTCACCCCGGCCAGAAAGC